GCCGCTAAAGGAACTTCTCCTTTAGCGGCCTTTTGTCGTTTACGCTGGCTTATCCTTTAGTGGTGGGCCTCCATCCCCATCATCATTCTCAAACACAAAGGTGATGTTAAACAAGCCAAGATATAGTACGATCATACTATCTGGCTCATTGTCAAAGTTAGGACTGTCTTCAGGGTTTTCAACACACCAAATCTCGTCCTGAGCTAAACCAAAGATTAAACCATTATTCCATTCAAACTGTACTTGCATATGTTTCCTTAAATTTCACATGAACCAGCGGTGCAAGCAAGAGTTTGTGCTCCTTCCACCATATCAGTGTTCTCAATAAACGAGTCCCAATCAATGTTCTTAGGGGTAGTCTCCAAAGCCTCGTTATACTCTGTTTCTGTACACTCAGTATAAGGAGCCTGTCGATAGGTTCCCCCGTCCATTGGCAAGAAGCTAACACCTGTAATCTCATCGAAGTTCTTCCATACAAACGCTCCAACTTCAGGCCATTCATCCTCCTTCACAGAGATGGTCACAGAAGGCTTATGCTCACAATAGTGCCGTTGGTACACCAGCCACAGCTTCAAGTGCTGTAGAGCACTCAAATCCTCTCGTAGCAGGGCTCCCGGCGCTGTTGCCATAGGAAAGCTAAACACTGTCGTACTTTCTGGCTTCATAACACAAGGCTCTGAAGAAAACCCAGCAGCTTTCAAGAAGTCTGTCAAAGGGTCTTTGTTATCGCTCCGTACACGACGAATGTAATATTCACTATGCTGAGGATGCAAACCACTTGCAGTGCCAGTAAGCTGCGATACAGTACCTTCTGGCTTAATGGCAGTAATCGCCACACTAGCATTAATGCCAAGAGCACTAGCAAGTTTATCATTAATGGATACAGCACGGGCTTTCAACCTTTCAAGCAAAGCAGGCAAAGAAACATCGTCAGGGTTATTCAACAAACTATTGTCCAAAATACCAGTCATGCTCACACCAAGCAAACGCTCTTCTTCAGTGTTTGTTTGCCAAATCTTACGCAGATAAGGGAAATGTGTTAAGGTGCTCTGGAAAGTTCCCAAAATAGTAGCTAGTTCAATTTTCTCTAACAGAGTAGCTTCTGTGTCGAAGGGACGTACGATGACAGAGGACAAATTACAGAACTGGTATGGTCGTAGGATAATCTCAGAACAAGGGTTTGTACCCCATTCAGCATTAGCTTTCCTTCGTCCGTTACGTGCAACTTGCCGCTCTGAAGCATCTCGGTTAAAGATGCCACGTTCACCACTATGGCTTTCATATATGCTAGTCCATTCTTTCATAAATTCACCAACATCAGGCTTCGTGTTATACGTAGCGCTGTTGTTAGCCAAAGCACGTTGTCCGTTAGTGTCCCACCAGTTTCCTGCCTTCGCTGTAGCCATACGATGGTCAGTGAGGTCAGACAGGGAAATCATTGCGCTTCTACGTACACCGCCAACGACCACCACCTCCCCCACTTTACAAAGCAAGTCATGTGCTTCCAAGCTGGTAAGTCGTCGTCCCGCTGCTCCCTTAAATTTAGCAACTGCATACTTGAAAAGCTCCACAAGTGGCTCCGGGCCACTAGCACGACCTCCGAAAGTTTTGAGGCGTTCCCCAGCAGGTCTAATTTTAGATATGTCCCACTTAGGCACTTCTCCGCTATAGAGCAATGCAAGTACCTGACGCAGCGCTTTAGCCCAGCCTTCTTTGCTATCAGACACAACAATAGTTGTAGCACTATCATACAATTTCTCAGGAATCTCTGGAAGTTTGCTAACATATTTCTGCTCCACGCTAAAACCTACACCAGTTCCACAAAGAAGAATGTACATTGCCTCATCGAAGCATTTAGGGTCATCAATGGGTAAGTAGCTACAGTTGTAGCCTGCTACGTTCTGACGCTCCAAAGCTTCCCCGCTGGTCATAATGCTACGCATTGAAGGCACAACGTCTAAATCTACAACAGCACGTTCTAGCTTCATACGCATAGGAGCAGTGAGAATGTAGTTGTGCTTCTTCAACAAATGCTCTTCCATAAAGTTGAAATAACGGCTTACTGTTTCGTCCCAATGCTCACGGCGTCCCTTGTTGTCAAGAAAGCGTGAGTAACGGCTCTTGGCAATGTATGTTTGATATGGTGTTAGGTTAGTCATCCAATTCCTTAATTAGCTTATTCATATTATCTTCAATTTCATCTGAAAACCTGTTAACTAGCTCTTCACTTGTTATCTGTAACAAATCAAGCAAAGCAATTTCATCAACGGTTTTCAGGCGCTCCATTAGTTCCCTAAGTAGCATCGTCATTTTTGTCGTGCCACAACATAAAGAGCAAGCAGCATATAGCGTGTGCTACGTGATGCTCACCGCTTTCAGGGTCGTAGCATTCTCCTTGCTGAAAGGCCACCAAATGGCGCAGGGTTGCATCCATATATCGGTTATTAGCATCAGCCACAAATTTCCAATTATCAGGTGCATATTTCTTTGCTCCAAAGGTGAGAACCTTCACTACATCTTCTAGCTCGTCCCAAGGAAGCAGGTTCCATTTAGGCTTATCCTTGTCGTATTTAACACCAAGCCTACCTGAGTCATCGTTGAGTTCTTGGTGCAGGGCTTTGATATAGCCATCAAGGTGAGATAGCTTTTCCTCCTCAGTAACATATTTTAGAAAGGGAGAAGGTTTGCTGTTAATAAATGGTTCATACAAACTAGCCATATTTACGCTCCAAATAAGAAATTGAGAGCATAAGCTCATCAAAGTGTCCATCTTCAACTTCGTTCAACATAACCAGCCCACGCCAGTGTCTGTTGCTCAAGTTGTCCATATAGTCTTCATCGTGCAGATAGTAGCTGCCAGCAATGATGCTACAAATTGGTTTCCCATCAGCACGTTTCCCATAAGCTATTTGCTTTCCTTGCTGATGCCCTGCAACGCAAGACATATGTAGCTTATTAATAATAGCAGCAGGACTAGCTGCGGGACGACCCATAGCACCAACAGGCCAATAATGACAAAAGCCAACACCAGCAATAAAGACTGGATGCAGAAAATCATGTACTTCCCAATCCTTTTCATACTCCAAGTCCTCCGTGCTTATTAGCCCCTCTAACGTGGGGTTGTTGTTTACAGCCCGTTTAATGCGGTTCTCGTGGTTCCCAAGGGTAAGCACTAGGCGAGGCTTGTAAACCTTGTGTTTAGCCGCTTTCTGAGCCTTCTGGAGGCTACGCAAGGGCTCTAGAAGCTTCTGCATTGCTTCCTTCACCACTTGTACGTCTTTCTTATAGCGCAGGCCTTCGAAGTATTTGCTTCCCTTCACATCATGTGTGGACAGGGAAGGCATATCTGCAAAATCTCCAATGTTGATAACAACATCAGGTAGATAGTCGCATATGGCCTTCCCTGCCCATTCCAGATGTTGCAGAGGAACTCCTTCCTTTACCTGACAGTCTGGGATTATTAGTATTCTCATTACCAAAACTTCTCCTGCATCTCTTCTTCTTTGTCAAAGGTTCCTAACGCCCAATCGCTTTCCATGAATGGGTTTGCTTCAATGCGTACCTTCTCTTTAACACCTATATAGCCACTAGCTTCAAGGAAGCCTAGGAAGCTTTCAAGCACCACAGGCCATGTAGTTCCTTCCTCAAACACTTGTTGTTTAACAAGGGTTGTATTGTCTTCTTTAAAAGAGAAAACAAAAGATTGTGTATAGTCAGTTTCGTCGTAAGAATAATTATCGGTCATCGCCAGTTCCTTTCAAAACGCCGCGCTGTTGACGGCTATAAAGTTTATCAATATTAGCTTGTGCTACTTCTTCCAGTGAATGATCTAGATTCTCTGCCATTACAGCAACAAACCATAGCACATCCCCAAGTTCTTTAATTAACTCATCACGGAGTTTAACATAGTCGTGAATATCTGTGCTGCAATCTCTAATGTATTTAGCGTATTTCCCAGCCACTTCTCCTGCCTCTGCTGAAAGGCCAGTAACCAAATAGTTCAGGTTGTTAGCGCTTAGAAGACAGGTAGCTCTAGCGTCTGCTTGGTAGTCATTTAATCTCATGCTTTACCTCCGGGCGATTGTCACTAAAATATTCACAGCCTTTGTAGGCGTGGTCGTATGGAATATAGACAAAATAGGCTTGCCTGTACTCGTTAACTGGCGCAGTATGCCGATAACACTCGTTTTTAAGTGGGCAGCCTGTTCCTTGACACATACTTATATCAGCCATTCATTCTCCAATAAAAGGAAAGAGTTTAATAAGTTCTGCTTTGCAAGCCTCGGCAATTTCTCGATGTTCCTTCTGTGTCTCTGGGCCACAGCGAATATCAATGTAGTGCATCCAGCTACGAAGCGTTCCGTTCATATACATCTTGCTCGTTGTAAGCCCTTCCGGCAACACCTTACGAGCAACTTCTTTAGCAACACCAGCATTCAAAGCATTCTTGTACAGCCTTGTAGCCTGAGCCAAGAGGCTTCCTTGCTCGTTAAGCCACCAGCGAGCAAGCTCTTTGTCGTCCGTTTCTATGCTACTCTGTCTATTTGTCGCGTCTTGCATTCGTAAGCCAGCACGTTCCCATTCATAAGCCTCTGCATACCGCTGACTAAACTCTTGGAAGCTGAAGCTACGGTGACGCAACACTTGTCGTGCAATGTCTCTCGTTGTTTCAATTTCCATACAAACATTCACCATCTCAAATGGGCTCCAATGTTTATGCTTAATCAGGTAGCGCAGAAGCTTTCCATTGTCGTCCTTGTCTTGTGCTGCTGGGTTGCTCACACGCGCCATATAGGCAATAAGCTTCTCTCCCTCTGGTGTACTCCAAACTACCGATACTTTAGACATTCTCACTCCATGTTGGATGATGCTCTAGTTTAGCTTTTACATATGCTTCACGAGCCTCTTCTTCTGTTTTAAATTGTCCTAAATACATTACTTTATTA